ACGACGCGATCGTCGCCGTCTCCTGGTGGGACGCCGCCACGCACCGCTACGAGGAGCTGCTGACGGAGGTGGCGGACCTCCGGAACCCGGGGAACGTGCTGAAGGTCCTCTCGCAGGAGCGGATCTCCCGGTACATGGCGGAGCAGCTACACCTCGGGGTAGACGTGGCCCGCTTCGGGGACGACGACAGCGTCATCTACCCGCGCAGGGGCCCGCTCTTCTTCGAGCCGGTGGTGGTGCACGGGCTCGACACGGTGCAGCTCGTGGAGGCGATCCTCAAGAGCGTCGACGCGCTGGGCAGGACCGGCGAGGTCGTGAAGGTGAAGATCGACACCACGGGGAGCGCGGGCGCCTACGACCTGCTCGCCGTGTCGATGGCGGAGCGCAAGGCGGCCAAGGCGGCGGCGAAGCACTCCGGCAAGCCGGACCCGGAGGTCCAGATGCTGGTGGTGCCCATCAACGTCTCGGAGCGCGCGACGAGCAAGCCGAGCGACACCTCGAAGGGCTACATGCGGCTGCGGGACCAGCTCTGGTTCGCGGGCGCCTACTTCCTGCGGGACGAGGCGATCGTCCCCCCGAACATGAAGCTCGAGGAGGAACTCCTCACGCCGACGTACACGGTCGACGCATCCGGGCGCTACGTGGCCGAGAGTAAGGCGGACGTGAAGAAGCGCCTGAAGCGATCCCCCGACCTCGCCGACGCATTCTGCATGAGCGTCTACGACGGCGTCCCGCCGGTGCCCTGGACCGACAAGGTCAAGAACGCGCCCGGCCCCGGCTGGGGATCGGTCTCCCTCTCCTCCTTGGGCGGGGGCCACGACGACGACAAGCCCGCGGGCATCTAGCGTCTCCTTTTGAGGATGCTCCCCAGCCCACTAGGGCCCTCTTCGCACCACTTGTTTCTATCGGGATCCCAGTGGTGTTGGAACATCCAGGCGAGTAGGGCGCCCTTCTCGAGAGGGGATTCCGAGTTGGCGATCAGGGCGGACTTGACGCACGCCCAGGATAGCCACTTGGAGAAGTCGCCTAGTCCGTAGTCGGACTCCTCCGTCCCCTCTCGACCTTCCTTTGGGAAGAGGGGGCGCAGCCGTAGTCCTTTTGAATCGACGCACTCCACGACGAACGGAGCGCTGTCGATGCCGACGACGGATCCTACGTAGAGTCCTTGCTGACGAACCCTCTTTCGTTCGTCGACGTCCTGGTGCCACTCGACGAGATCTGCTTCGAGCTTGTAGACCCTCTCGTGGAGGTCGTTCTTCCACTCGCTCGGCAGGCGGTCGCTCTTCTCGAGATTGCACTTCTCGCAGGCGAGTACGAGGTTCCGGGGCAGCGACGTCCCTCCTCGAGAGAATGGGACCACGTGATCTTCGTGGAAGGGACCTTCTCCTCGAAGGCAGTAGAAGCATCGTTCGTTCATGTCCCCAGGGATGGCGCGCGACTCATAAATCGATTTATGACCTCCTCCTAAGATGGCCAAGAAGACCTCCAAGCAGACGGTCGCCGCCGTCCCCGAGCACGACCCCGTCGTATCGCAGGCGCTGCACTTCCTCGCCGACAACCCGGCGGTCTTCCAAGCGCTCTTCGCGCCGAGGACGCAGTTCGCGGCCCCGGACTCGAGCGCCCCCGCCGCGCTCTCGCGCCCGAAGGCGGGCAGCACGGTCCCGCAGGCGAGCGACGGCAAGAAGGCGCGCGCCGAGTCCCTGCCCCCCAAGGAGGGGTTCCCGCGCCCGAGCTTCCCGATCGCGGTCGCGCAGCAGGAGGACAACTCCCAGCTCTCCCCGCCCCCGCTCGTCGACCGCTACCCCACGGTCGTCGGGGGCCAGCTCTCCTTCAACTACGTCGCCACCGTCGCGCGGCTCGCCACCACGGGCTACCGCCAGCAGGCGGTCGACCTCTGGAGGGAGCTGCTCGAGCAGGACCCGCACCTCTCCGCGGTCATGCAGAAGCGGATCCTCTCCGTCGCGAACGGGAAGCTCGAGTTCCTGCCCGCGGACCCGGACTACGAGCTGGCGCAGTCCGCCTGCGATATGGTCAAGAAGGAGGTCGCCCGGATCCCGGACCTCACGCAGGCGCTCGTCACGCTGCTCTGGGCCCTCTACTACGCGGTCCAGGCGAGCGAGATCATCTGGACGCGCGACGCCGACGGCTGGCACGTCGTGCGGCTCGACTTCGTGCACTCCCGCCGCATCGCGTGGCCGGACATGCAGTCCTGGGACGCCTACATCTGGGACCAGGGACAGGTCTTCGGCTGGAACTCCCCCTGGGGCTCCACGCCCACCAACGCGGGCGTCTTCGGGCTCCGGCTCGCAGACTGGCCGGGCAAGTACGTCTTCTTCGCCCCGCAGCTCTTCGCCGACTACCCCACCAGGGACGGGCTCGCGCGGCAGCTCGCGATGTGGGCGCTCTTCAAGCGCGTCCCGGTCCGCGGCGCGATCGACTACCTCGAGAGGTTCGCCAAGGGCTTCCTCGACATCACGTTCACCACCCAGGCGGGGGACGAGCCTCGGTCAGCGACGGACGAGGACATCGGGGCCGCGCAGGGGCTCGCCAACGTGCTCGGCGCGGGCAACGGCCGCACGGTCACGCACCCGAACTCGATCAAGATCGAGCCGAAGTCCTTCGAGGGCGGCGGGGGCAAGGCGAAGCTCACGTGGAGCGAGTGGCTGGGGATCTGCAACTCCGAGATCTCGAAGCTCGTCCTCGGCGGTACGCTCGGCACCGAGGGGGCTTCCTCCGGCGGCAACGGATCACGCTCGCTGGGAGAGGTCCAGGAGCGGGCGGAGACGGACCTCGAGCAGTTCGACGCCACGGCGCTCGCGGAGTGCCTGCGGCGGGACCTCGTCACGGTCCTGATCCGGCTGAACATGCCGGAGGCGCTGGGAGTCGTCCCGCGGTGCCTCATCCACATCGAGGCGGAGCCGGACGCGAAGAGCGTCGTCTCGAACGCCATCCAGCTCGCGGACCGGGGAGTGCCCCTCGACGCGGACGACGTGGCGCAGAAGGCGGGGCTCAAGTGCGTGCCGAACGAGCAGAAGGACGCCAAGGGGCGCCCGAAGCCGCGCCGCATGTTCAAGAGCGACTTCATCGACCCCTCGCTCGTCGACGACACCCTCATGTCCGAGGAGGCGAAGCAGTCGGCCCAGGACGACAAGGACGCCGCCAACGACCTGGCGATGCAGAAGGCTAAGCAGCCCGTCGTCTCCCCCATCGGGGCTCCTGGGGGCAAGCCCGCCCCGGCAAACGGCAACGGCAAGAAGGTCGCCCCGAAGCCCGCCAAGGCGAAGGTGGCTGCCAAGCCCCCCGCCAAGCCTGCCCCGAAGCCCGCTCCGGCGGGGAAGAAGAAGCTGGGGGACGACTCCCTCACGTTCCTGCTCTCCGCTCGCTCTACGGTCCTGAAGCTCGACTCCTACGAGGAGCGCACCGACAGGGACATCGTGCGGGAGGTCTACGAGATGCTGCTCGACGACTACCCGCCGAGCGCGCTCGACTGGGTGCTCGCCGCGAAGTGGGTCGGGCCGCTCGAGGTCCCGATGGCGGGCATCGACTTCTCGGAGCGCGAGACGTGGAGGGCCTCGCACGAGGACATCTCCTCCTACGTCGACAAGCTCCGCGCCGCGCTCGCGGGCGGCAAGAAGCGCAAGCCGGCGGTCTTCGTGAAGACGCCGAGCAACCCGCTCGACCAGATCGTGGACGGGCACCACCGCACGCTCTCCGCGGAGTCGCTCGGCGTGCCCGCCTGGGCCTACGTCGCCACCGTCTACGTGGACAACGGCCCGTGGTCGACGCTGCACGGGCGCCAGCTGGCCGGTTCCTCGAAGGAGGACGTGGTCGAGAACCCGTCCCTCATCTACGAGGAAGAGGACACGCACGACGACGAGGCGGCGGAGTAGCTACGATTTCCTGAGGTTCGTGAGGCACTCGGGTGAGAACGAGTACTCGGAGAACTTGGACTCGTCCTCGTTCCACCACGTGCAACGGACGTACGGTTCGCCCATTACTTCGTGGATCTGGCCGACGGTCAACTGCGGACCCCCGGACTTGAGCTGGACGATATCCCCTTTTTTGAACCCGGTCTCTTTCATACCGGGATGGATGCCGCGAGCGGGTCGGGGGCAGGACACTGCTCGGGAGACTTGCGGACGGGGATCCGGCCAGCCCCGTGAAGTGCGCTCCTGGGTGGTGTCCTCCCCCCGACTCAAGCGGCGGAGAGGGACTTCACGATCGAGTGGAGCCGGAGCGCGAGGAGCCCGAGCGGGGTGGGGTAGTAACTCCCCTCGTCCGGCTCCCCGCAGTACATGCAGGGGAGCCCCTCCTTGAAGACTAACAGGCCCCTGGCCACACAACGGTCGACGACGTCGTCATCCTTGTAGGCGTCGTCTGGCGCACACCCATCGCAGACGGTCGATAGTCCGTCGATGAGCGCGTTCTCTTCCTCGGCGGTGAGTCCCCTCATGCCGGGAGGGATGCCGCGACGCTCATAAATCGATTTATGACCTCTCTCCCAACCGACAGAAGGATTCCCTGACATGAAGCCGTTCCGCATCCTCGCAGCCTCCGTGCTGGCCGCGTGCCTCTCGACCGCCGTCGTCACCGTGGCGTGCAGGCCGGCTCCTTCCGCGTCCTCGACGACCCCGCCCCCCGCGGCCTCCGCGCACAAGTTCGGGCTCGGCGTGAACAACACGAACGAGATCGGCAACCAGCTCGCGGAGCAGGGGCTCTTCGAGTGGCAGAAGAACTGGTCGGACGGGACGGACTCCGGGGGCAGCCTCGCGGAGATCGTGATCGACGGCATCGGCCCGGGCCCGATCAACATCCCGATCTCGCAGTGCCAGTTCGTCACGAGCGCCGCGCTCACGGCGAGCCAGACGACGTACGCGACGATCAACGTCTACAAGCGCCCGGGCAACAACCCGGACGGCGGGCTCGGCGCCACGCTCATCGCGTCGGCCTCGACGACGACCAACCAGGCAGACGCGGCGGCGGACGCGGCGTCCACCGGGAGCTGGTTCGCCTGGCAGAACGTCGTCGTCCCCGCCTCCGCGAACGCCTTCGTCGCCCCGGGCGACGTGATCACGGTCGCGATCACGAAGACGTCCACGGGCGTCGGCGTGCCGCAGGGCGTGCTCACCTGCTACACGACGATCCTCTAGGCCCGACCCTCATGACGGAGAAGGTCACGCTCGACCTCTCCGCGGGGGAGGTCCACACCCCGAGCACCATCGGCGTGCAGGGCTACGCGATCGGGAGCGCGACCCCGTCTCAGGACGGGACGTCGATGGTCCCGAAGAAGCCGTCCCCGATCCACGGCCCGGTGGTGGACTCGGACCACGTCGCCTCCCTCGTCCTCGTGCAGGACCGGGAGGGGAGGCTCCTCACCGTCTCGCGCCCCGACCCGCCGCATGAGCCCAGCATCCCAGGCGGGATGGTCGAGGACGGGGAGACCGCGTTCGCGGCAGGCGTCCGGGAGCTGAGGGAGGAGACCGGTGTAGACGTCGCGGACCTCTCCCTCGTCGCCTCGGTGCGCTGCCCGCTTTCCAACCGCCTCGTGCGCGTCTTTCGCGCCGGCAGCTACTCCGGGACCGCCTCCGCGCTGGAAGCCGGTTCTAGGGTCGAGTGGATGGCCCCCGCCGCCCTCCTCGCGCAGGCGGGGCGCTACACGGACTCGATCAAGAAGCTGCTCCCGCTCTTCGGGGGCTACAACGAAGGACCCTCGTTCGGCATGACTGACCCCAAGCAGGTGGCGAGCGAGAAGCGGAAGGCCGATCGACTTGCTCGCCGGAAGAAGACCGCCGCGGGACGCGGCAAGGGCACGATCCACGTTCGGGCGGACCTCGCTCCGGGAGGGGCACTGCACGTGAGGCACAACATGCGAGACGAGAAGACCTACTTCGCTCCGGACGGCTCCTGGGGAGTACGCTCTCTCGTGGGCGGCGAGTTCCTCCTCCGGGACTTCCGCCGCATCGCGGCCGAGCAGGAGATCGACCCCGCGGCCGTCGGCGTCCAGCTCGTCGGGAAGCCGACGTGGGCGGACGGCACGGCGAAGAAGCTCACCTGGGTGAAGCTCGCGCAGGTCGGCGCCTGGAAGGGCCACCCCGCGGGCGAGTTCGAGATGACGCCGGCCACGTTCTCCGAGATCAAGGCGAACTTCGAGGCGCGCGGGCTCCCGATCCAGTACGACATGGAGCACTATTCGGAGCTGTCCGCCGAGCAGATGGACCCAGAGAAGGGGGCGCCCTCCCACGGCTGGGTGCACCGGATGGACAACCGCGGCGTCGCGGGCCTCTGGGGCCTCACGGAGTGGCTCGATACGGCGCGGGACGGGATCAAGGAGGGCAAGTACGCCTTCCTCTCGCCCGCCATCCGATTCGGCTCGAAGGACACGGTCTCGGGCAAGAACATCGGCGCTCGCATGACGAGCGTGGCGATCACGAACCAGCCCTTCCTGACCGACCTCGGGCAGCTCCGCGCCGCGCGCCTCTTCGGGCTCTCGGAGATGATCGAATCGGGCTCGGTCGAGGGGACGTCTTCGATCTTCAACCTCGGGCTCGCGCACCACCCGACCGAGTACATGCCCAAGGTCCGGGCGTGCATGGGCCTGCACCCGACGTCGACGGCGGCGGAGTGCCGGGACCGACTCGACACTATCCGCTCGCACTACGACGCGGACCAGGCGGGGGACCGGGACGGGAGCAACGAAGGCGTGAAGCTCTCCGAGCACCTCCTGCCCTTCCGCGACATGTTCGGCGACTCCTCCCTCGGCATGACCTGGGACGAGGTCCTCGACAAGGTCCAGGACATGATCGACGCCTCGATGGACGAGCACGTCGCCACGATGCACCCCGGGGCCGCGTCGATGACCGACAAGCTCCCCGCCGACACGCAGACCCCCGCAACCACCACGGAGAACGACGAGATGGACCCGAAGCTGCTCAAGGACGCCCAGGACAAGGCGACGGCGTCTGAGGACAAGGCGAAGGCGCTCGAGGCCGAGAAGACCGCGCTCGAGGCGCAGGTGACCACGCTCACCGACAAGGTGAAGGCCGGCGAGGCGTCCGTGAAGAGCGCCGACGCGGCGAACGCGGACCTGCTCGAGATCGTGACCGCCGTGAGCACCGTCGCGCTGAAGGACGAGATGCCGAAGGCGGTCGTCCTCCGCCTCGTCGAGGAGAACAAGGTCCTCCTGACCGCGAAGGCGGCCCGGGAGGAGGCGGACCTCGAGCGCGACGTGCAGATCGCGAAGGAGACCTGGCAGGACTCCCGGAAGCTCTCGGACAAGGACTTCGCGAAGGGCGACGGCAAGGCGAAGAAGGACGGCTGGGTGATGACCCTCGCGCGTAACGACCGCGCGTCCTTCAACGAGACGTTCCCCCCGGTTCCGGTCGGGGAGCGCCACCTCCTGCGCACCATCACGCCGGTCGAGGAGCGCCCGAAGCCCGAGAAGGTCCCCGCGTCCTCGACCGAACTGACCGCCAAGCTGATGTCCGACAAGGGGCTGAGCTACTCCGACGCCTGCTCGGAGGCCTCCGCGATCATCGCGAACAAGAAGACCTACGAGTCGATCCCCTCGAAGAAGTAGTCCGCCCAACCCGCGACGCGCCGCCCCGCCGACTCCACCTCCCCTCGAAGGAACCGACCAAGTGCCCATCGCAGTGAAAGACCTCGAAGGGGAGGTCCGATTCTACATCGACGGCGAGGTCGCCAAGGACGCCAACGGGAAGACCGTCGCCGAGCCCTCCTCCCTCCGCGACCTGAAGGACGACGAGAAGCTCGCCACGCTCGGCAACCTCCTCCTGAGGGACCGCGCCGGCACCCCGGAGGGCAAGCAGGTGCTCCTCGACCTCGCCCCCGGGGACGTCGCCACCGCGAAGACGGTCGCCGAGTTCGGCGCCTACGTCGACGGGTGCATCGCGGACGAGGTCTGCGCCCCGATGTTCGTCCCGCACGACCGCGGGGTCTGGTACGTCGAGAGCCCGCTCGACATCATCCGGATCGCGGCCCCCTACGCGGACGGCACCGGCTCCCCCCCGGTGGTGAGCCCGAGCTTCAAGCAGTCGACCTTCATCACGAACCAGTACGCGCTCGCGGTGAAGCTCCCTCGGCGCACGGTGACGAACGCGGACTGGGACCTGAAGGCTCGCGCCCTCCGCTTCCTCATCGAGGCGCTGCGCGTGCGGCGGGAACTCCGGGTCGCGACCCTGCTGATGGCCACCGCCACATGGAACGCAGCGAACCAGATCACGGTGGCGGCGGGCGCGCAGTGGAACGGCGGCCCCGGCGCGGACCCGCTCAACGACGTCTTCCTCGCGCGGGCCGCGGTGACGATGCCGGCGACGCACCTCATCATCTCGGAGAACGTCGCCCCCTACTTCTTCGCCCCCGGCGCGAACTCCCGCGTGAGGGACTTCGTCCAGGCGGGGGGGAAGCTGCCGAATGTCCTGCAGGCGGGCGCGCTCTACGCGAACGCCGGGGTGAACGCCTACGTCTGGGGGACCTTCAAGGCGGGGGTCACCCCGGTGAACGTTCCCCTCATCAGGGTCTCCCCCGACCCGACGATGATCCAAACCGCGCGCACCTTCCGCTGGCTCGGCGACGGCGCCTCGCCCGACGGGGTCCGCAAGGAGGGCGTGCTCGTGCGCTCCTTCTTCGACCCGCGCGACGAGTGCGACTGGATCGTCTGCTCCTACAACGACTTCGACACGCTGCTCACGCCGAACTCGGCGCAGCAGGCGGGGTCGCTCATCGTCGGCGCGCTCCAGTAGCCCGCCCACTCGCAACCGATTCTCCGTTCTTGAGCGGGGGCTCCGTCGAGCCTCACGCGCGCGTACCCCCGTTCATCACCCACCCCTCAGGAGACCACGAAGATGGCCGCAACTGATTTCCAGACCGCACGCATCCCGCTCGGCGTCCAGGAGTTCCCCGTCAAGAACACGGACGCCGTCGCGATGGTGACCGGTCAGGTCGTGAAGCTCGACACGGCCCACCTCATGAGCGCCTCCCAGGGCCAGGTCGGCGTCCTCCTCTGCACCGTCGTCACGGACCGCCCCCTCGGGATCGTGATCGAGGCTATCCCGGTCAACGGGCAGGGCCGGATGCAGATCGTCGGCGCGGCCTGGGCCATCGCCGCAGCCGCCATCACGGCGGGCTCGGTCGTCGGGGCATCCGGCGCCACTGCGGGCGACGTGATCGCCTACACCGCGACGGACCCGTACATCGGCGTCGCGCTCACGGCGGCGGTCAACGCGGCCGACCCCGTTCTCGTCCTCATCCAGCCGGGCACCACGGCGTAGTCCCCCACCCCTCTCCCCGAACCGTCTCCCGCGGGCTCTCGTAAGAGCTGCGATCTCTCTCCCTCCCACCACGAAGGAATTTTCACAAATGTCGCAGCTCATGTTGCTCCGTGACGTCCCGCTCCCCAGCCAGGGGGACGACAACTTCGGCCTCACGCAGAGGCAGGAGTTCGTAGACCTCGACTCCGGCAAGGTCTACGAGGACGCGGAGGGCGTCCGCTTCCTCCGCCAGATGCACGAGGTCGACCACGTCGTGACCGGGAACAAGACCGGGTCGCGCGCGGTCACGGTGAAGGACGAGAACGGGCGGAAGATCCACAACTCGCAGATCTCTGACGCGGCGGCGCTCCACTACGCGGACAAGCGCGTCCTCTCGACGGGTCGCCGGGAGAAGTTCTCCGGGCGCGGCGTCCAGATGAACATCAAGCAGGCGGAGGCGTACGACCGCCTCTTCAACATGGACCTCGCCCCGAGCGACGTCCACACGAACAGCGCGCTCCCGACGTACGCGGCCGGCTACCGGATCGCGGACGGGATGGCGGACGTCGCCTCCCCGGTCATCCTCACGCCGAAGCAGGCGGACGTCTTCTACACCTGGAACCAGAACTCCGACTTCCAGCGCAAGCTCCCCGTCGCGGGCGCCCCCGGCGCGGGCTACGGAGAGGTGAACCCGGCGCTCTCCCCGAGCACCTTCACGACGGTCCAGTACACGCTCGGGGGCTTCATGCCGACCGAGGTGGTCGCGAACGCGGACACCCCGATCCGCCCCTTCGTCAAGCTCACGCAGGTCGTCATCGACGCCCTCCGCCTCGAGCGCGAGTACCGCGTCGCCGCGGGCCTGCAGACGAGCGGCAACTGGAACGCCGGCAACGTCACCACGCTCCTCGCCGGGGCGCAGTGGAACGGCGGCGGCGCCAGCGACCCGATCTTCAACCTGCACAAGGCCATCGAGTCCTCGTACCTCCCCGTCACGGGCATCCTCTGGAGCGAACTGGTCGAGCACGACTTCGTGCGGAACCCGAACGTCCAGAAGTACTTCACGTACAAGGACACGGTCGACGGGATCCCCGACCCGCAGAAGATCTCCTCCACGCTCCGCCTCCCGCCGATCTACACGGCGATGATGAAGTACGTCACGGGCTCGACCCTCACGTACGTCTGGGGCAACCACGTCGTGCTCCTGCACAACACGGGCGACCTCTCGAGCCAGATGGACGTCGCGACGGCGCGCACCTTCCGCTGGAACGGCGCCGAGGGCGCGACGCCGGACGGGACGCTCTCCGCGGGCTTCCTCGTGCGGACCTTCTTCGACCCGAAGCGCGGCGCGCGCGGCGGGACGCAGGTGGTCGTGGTGCACTCGGACACCGAGGTGCAGACCTCCGGCTACGCCGGGGCCCTGATCCTGAACGCACACATATGATATCACTGGGCTTCTAGCCCTCTGGTATCTTGAGAGTCCGGGCTGCAGAGCACCGCGGCCCGGATCTCATAAATCGATTTATGAGCTGGGAGCTACGAACGAACATGTCGAAATTCAAGCTGATCGTCGCCTCGTGCATGCCCGACCCCGAGGGGCTCTCGACGGAGCCGGTGCACTACGCGGCGGGGACCGTCCTCTCCCTCTCGGACGAGGACGGCGCGCGAGCGTTCGCCCAGGGCGCCGCGGTGCCGTTCGGGCACGACGGGTGCCCCGAGTGCGAGAAGCAGGGCCGCCCGTGTACCATCGAGTGCTGGCGCGGGTTCGGGGAGAAGGACGAGGACTACTTCCCCGCGATGGTCGCGCACGAGGACCGCAAGCGGGAGGCGGCGTTCCGCGCCCGCTCGCAGCCTTCCCAGGAAGGTCCTCCTGTCGGGCATACCATTTCCGACGAATGGACGAACAACGGTCCCTCGGTGGACATCACCGCTCCCTCCTCCACCACGGAGGTCCCCTCCCTCACCGCCGTCACTACGGGGGACCTTACGGCCACTCCCGACCCGGTCTCACCCCCCGTCTCGAGGGGGCGCAAGCCCTCCGAGACCCCGCCCTCGACCTGAGCGCGCCATCTAGGGAGGGGAGGAGTAACCAACCATGTCCAGGAAGCTAGCAGCAGCACCCGCGGAGAAGACCACCCAGGCGAGCCCCGCCTCGAACGTCCCCCGCATCACCAAGAAGCTCCCGCGCGAGACGGACTTCCAGCGCGTCGCGAAGGAGAGCAACCTCGCGGGCGTCTACCGCATCATCACGAGCAACGTGATGGTCCCCCGCCCCGAGAGCGAGTGGAAGGACGAGGACGGCAAGCACCGCCCGGGGGAGCCCACCCTCGAGCTGGCGCAGCCCGGCGACGAGGTCTACCTCGGCAACGAGGACGCGATGCGCCTCCTCGCCCAGGACATCGTCGAGGAGATGAACGCCTACCCCTCCCGCGTGGGGAAGGTCTTCACGCCCCCGAAGGTCGCCCACAACATGAACGCCGCGCCGGGGGAGAAGGCTCCCCAGTACCCGCCGCCCGCGCACGGCTCGGTCATCTGATGCCCGCCCCCGGGAGGACGAGCACCGTCATCAACGCGGCGCTCGTCCTCTACGGGCAGTCCGTGTTCGGGCCCGACGCCGCAGCGTACGGGCGGGGCAGCGAGAAGGGCGGGAGCGCGCAGTTCGAGGAGGTGGCGGACGAGATCCTCTCTTCCGACGCGAGCCCGAACTGCGTAGAGGTCGTGAGGCGCGCGGTCCGCCGCGCGGTCCGCCGCGCGGGCCGGCGGTGACGGAGTCGATCCTCCAGGGGGAGGACCTCACCACCTACTCGACGTTCGACGACGTGACGGCGGAGTTCACCCCGACGACGCTCGGGCAGCTCTGCGGTGACGACGGCAACCTCGTCATCGCGGCGGGCAACCCGGCGCTCGTGCGGGCGCGGAAGAACGCGCACGCCGAGATCACCTCGAACCTCGCGCCCGTCTACGGGGCGGGGGGGATGCCGCAGGTGCAGCCCGGGCACGTCTCCGAGCTGCTGAAGACCGCCGAGCTGGCCTACGTCCGATATTTCCTCTACGCGAGGAAGCCGGAGATGGCGGCGAAGATCGGGGAGAAGTACCTCGAGCAGCTCTGGAAGTTCGCCGAGACGCGGGCGGACCGGATCAAGTCCGCGATCCAGGAGATCTCGCCGAACGACAACCCGCCGCCGGAGCCCCCCGCGAACGTGGGCGGGTTCACGAAGGACAAGGGACCGAAGCTGAGCGGAGACGACGGCACCGGCGGGCCCATGAACATGGGCGACTATTGACCCACCAGGAAATAAGAATGAAGACCGCAATCGCAGCAGTAGCCGTGCTCGCGGTGATGCTCGCCGCGATAGCGGCGCTCGTCTTCGTCGCGTCGAGCCCCCTCCACGACGAGCCGCCCTCGACGGTGACCCACCGCATGGGGGCGATCAATCCGGTGAACGGCTCCCCGAACTTCAACGACCCGGTCATCACCGGGGGTATCTGCCTCGACACGGAGCCGCAGCCGCTCGCGTACGTCGACGCCTCCCTCTCGGACGGCGGGACGCAGGACGGGGGCTGGTACGCGGACGCCGGGGCCGGCAGGATCCCGAAGGCGCTCCTCCTCGCGTGCAGCGGCACCACCGCGAACGTGGCGGTGGACATGCTCGGCTTCGGCGGGAAGCCCGGGCAGACGAACGTGGTGCTCACGGGGGTCGCCTGCGGGGTGCCTCTGCCTTTCGCCGTAACGAAGGTCTACCAGGTAGGCACCACGGCCACGACCGTACAAATTTGCTACTAGTGGGGCCCCGATGAAGACGAGCATCTACGCGGATCAGTTCGCGATCGTGGGGGACGGGTTCCCGAACGCGCAGCCGTGGACGTCGGGGCAGATCGTGAACACCCCGACCCCCGCCTACGAGGCGAACTGGGTCCTCACGGTAGGCTCGAATCAGCTCGCGGTGCCCCCGGGCACGCTCTGGATGAAGGTGATCTCGGGACCCAGCGGCGCGGCGAAGACGTGGCGGGGTGGGACGATCGCGGACGCGGGGACGAGGATGCACCCGACCTACGCCTCGACGTTCTGGTTCGACCCCCTCGCGCTCCCGGCGACCGTCTACATCACGGCGACGGCGAACGAGACCGTCTACGTGGTCTGCGGATGAGCCTGCGGCATAGCTAGTCGCATGAGCGCATGGGAGAAGCCGGGCCCTGACCTCGCCACATCGGAGTGGAGGGAGAAGGTCTGCGCGATCTGCTGCTCCTGCAACCTCCCCCTCCGCTTCATGGAGGGTCCGCTCTGCGACGCCTGCCTCGACCTCGACGAGGTCCGCCCGGTGCGCGACAAGTACTACGGGGTGAAGAGCGTCGATAAGAACCGGGTGGCCGAGGAGCGGCGGCTCGCGGAGGATGAGACCCGGTACTGCGAGGAGGGCTGGTGGGACGAGTTCCGCGGCTTCTCCGACGACCCGGGGGAGAGCGGTGTCCGCCCGTCCCTCCGGAGCACGCTGCAGGTCGACATGTGCTGCCTCGGGCGGATCGTGCTCTGCCTCCCCCGCAAGAGCACGATGGACACGATGCGGGACGGGCTGCGGCCCCAGAAGGCGCGCTGAGGGAGGTCTCCCGTGGGCTACGCGAAGTCGGACACGTCTCGGTGCCGGCACGCGCTCCGGGGACTGCTCGGTGAGGTCGAGTGGGCCGTGCGCGACGCGGTTGAGACCGGGGGCAGGGTCGCCGAGGTGGCGGCCCGCCAGACGACGGCGTGGAAGGACCGCAGCGGCAAGACCCGCAAGACGATCCGCTACTCGAGCTGGAAGCAGGGCTTCGGCTTCAAGCTGACGGGCAAGGGCGCGAGCCTCTTCCTGGAGGGCGGGACCGCGGCGCACCTCATCACCTCGGAGAATGGCAAGATGCTCCGCTTCGTGATCGGCGGGACGGTCTTCTACCGGGCGAGCGTCTACCACCCTGGGACGAAGGCGACGTTCTTCCTCGAGCACGCGGTGGTCGAGGGCGCGCAGACGGTCTCCCGCAACCTGCCGAGGCTCATCGCGCGCGCGGCGCAGAAGCGGGGACTCGGGGGATGAGCAGGTCGAGGCACAACGGGTGCGGGCGCAAGGCATGCGGAGTCTGCCGCCCCCACAAGAAGTGGAAGAAGAACTCCGTCTCGAACGAACGGCCGTCGGTCCGCCGGAGGCTCCAGGAGCCAGTGAATGACGGACGAGGAGAGGAAGCGAGAAGCTGAGGTCGCGGCTGCCGCGCTCCTGCTCCTCTCGAAGCGCGCCACGCACACGATCCAGCTCGCCCTCCTCGGGGCGGCGCGTAGGGGCTCCTCCGCCCCGCTGCTCGCGACCCGGGACGACGTCGAGGCCTCCGTAGCCAAGGCGGTCGCGGGTGCCCGTTCCGGCGCCCAGGCGCTCGCTGGCGAGGCTTTCGCCCGGCAGACGGGGGTTAGCCCCTCCTCGACCCGCAGGGCCCTAGGAACGGGTCGCGACGCCTCCGGCTCCCTCGCGGACCAGTGGGCGACGCGGGCGGAGGTGGGAGACTCCTTCGAGCAGGCGGCGCGGGACCTCGACTGGGCGGCTGCTCGCACGGCGAAGACGGAGGTGTTCTCGGAGTACTCGCTCGAGTCCCGGGAGGCGTTCGACTCGCTGGCGGCCAAGGGCGTGCGCGCGGTGCGGATCTGGAAGGCCCAGCTCGAGGCGTGCCCGATGTGCAGGCCGCTCCACGACACGGAGGCGGACGCCTTCGGGCAGTTCCCCTACGGGGACCCCCTGCTGCACGTGAACTGCATGTGCTTCGTCATCACGGAGGTCCGGTGAGCAAGGGAGTCTTCGAGCTGCTCCTCGAGCGCGCGGGTCGGCTCCGGACTGCGGGAGCCACCATCTCGGAGGTCCCCGCGCTCACGCCGGAGGACGACCTGACGCTGAAGGGGCTCGCCCGCGTGATGAGGGAGTATACCGACCTCCCGCGACACGCCGCGCTCCGCATGGGGGAGGTAGTCACCCCATTCACGAATCGCGAATCGGCGAGGGTCTCCATCCAGGTCCTGAAGCCGTGCAAGCGCGGGCTCCCGCTCTCGACGGTGACGTTCCGCGGGAGGAGCGTGGCGGAGGCGGCGCACGAGGCAAAGCGCTTCGTCGAGTCGATCCTCCCCTGCGACGCCCCGGACGGTTCATAAATCGATTTATGAGGTGAGTACGTGACCGAGCCCCTAGTCCCCCCGCGGGTAGTCCCGCTCGACGCGCAGGGGGACGGGAGCACCTCCCTCTGGGGCGGGCTCTTTCTGCCGATGGGGCAGGGCCCGGTCGGCGTCGCGCCCCTCCCGGACTGGGCCCCGCACGGGGAGCTGCTCCGGGACGCGGACCCGGCGCGCTTCTACGCGATCGACTTCCTCGTCTGGACCCTCTGCTTCAATTTCTCGCAGCGGCTCGCGGTCGCAGGGAAGTCGGTGGCGCGCCCGATCCCTCAGGCGGTGAAGTCCGTCGGGCTCGTCGACCCCGTGCCGTTTATGGTCGAGGAGTCGTCGCAGTTCGACTACCCCCTCCTCTGCGTCTACCGCCGCCGGAGTACCCCGGGGCAGGTGACGGTCAACTACCCGTTCCGCACCTCCCGCTGGGAGATCCGCTACGTCCTCCCCTCCCTCGGCTTCGATGCGGCCTCCCGCCTCACCCCGATATTCGAGGCGGTCGAGGCGTCCATCGAGGACATGGTCTGGAAGGGCTACCACCCGCAGTACGCGCCCCCGGGCGGCACGGTCGGCCAGCTCGTCTTCCAGAAGGCGGGGATGATGGAGGTCGAGACGATGGACTCCGCCTGGGAGTACGTCGACACGGACGGCGGGGGGATCGTCCACGCGATGCTGAAGCTCGAGTGGGACGTGAAGGTCCGCAAGATGGACGTCCTCACCCCTCCCGGCGCCACCACGGTGCGCGGCGCGCCCGTGCCCTTCTCCGGCGCCGACGCGACGATCTCGATCGCGGCGGAGGGCGGCGACCCCTCCCCCGTCCCGATCGTGACCCTGAAGACCGACGGCCCCGCCTCCGGCACCTGACCTACCCGAACCCAACCCCGAAGAAGGACGAGAACCAGATGGGCCGCAACGTTCACGCGAAGATGCGCGAGGCAGCCGCGGAGGCGTCGACGACGCTCAAGGTCCTCTACCGCCACGGGCTCGTGACGAACTTCGAGGCGATGAAGGCGGGCATCCGCAAGTTCGTCGGCGTCTCGATGTGCCACGACCGGGACGAGAAGGGCGACCCCTGCGGCGACCACGGGAGCTTCCTCACCACGGACCTCCCCGAGGAGCTGCCGCAGACGAAGGAGTACCTGATGGCCATCTGCGAGGGCCACCTCGCCGCGATGGACGAGCCCACCGCGCGCCGGGCCGCCGCCTACGGCAAGTGCGAGTGGTCCACCCTGATGGCGACCGCCGAGGAGCTGAAGCTCGCGGCGGACACGCGGTCGGCGATCGACAAGGCTGACGCGGAGCTGGTCCGCAAGGCGAAGGTCAGCCTCTCCCCCGCCAACCCGGTGAAGGACCCCTCGAAGGACCTCCTCCCGAAGGTGGTCGCTCCCGATCCCGCGCTCCCCTCTTCGACCCTGAAGACCGCCTAGGTCTCCCCCCGCGCTCCCTAGCCCCCCGCCCACCGGAGAAAGACGACGATGCCTGGTTCGATCAACCTGCAGGGGATCGCCCTCAGCAACCCGACGCCGATGTTCGCGCTCGAGATCGATTTCGCGGTCGGTCAGCCGGTCGGGATCGGCACCGCGCGCCCCATGCTCCTGATGGGGAACATGACGACGGCGGGGACGGCGACCGCGGACACGGTCGTCTACGGACCGGACACCCCGGTGCAGTGCCAGAACGAGCAGGACGTGATCCTGCTCTTCGGCGCGGGCTCGGAGCTGCACCGCATGTTCCGCCGCGTGGCGAAGATCCAGACGGTCGTCTCGGTCTACCTCATCGCGGTGACCGCCTCCTCCGGGACGGCGGCGGTGTTCACGATCACGCTCGCGACGGTGCCGACCGCGAACGGCAACTGGCGGATCTTCATCGACGACGAGTTCGTCGACACGTCCTTCCTCTCCGGCGCGACGCTCGCGAGCATCACGACGCAGGCGGTGACGAACCTCAACACGCGGACCTACTGGGCCGTCACCGCCGCGCAGGCGACGGTGGGCACCGCGAACGACTCGGTCTCGTTCACCTGCAAGATCAAGGGACCCCGCGGCAACCTGCACCGGGGCATGGCGGCGCTCTCCTTCCCGGGGGCGACCTCCGGCGCGATGACGACCACGCAGACGACAGACGCGGCGTTCGCGTCTGGCGCAACGGCCGACTCCAACGTGACCGCGCTCGCGACGATCCTCGCCTCCCGCTACTACTACACGGTCAGCGCGGCGGAGGACGCCACCCAGTTCGGTGCCGTCGCTGCCCAGATGACGACCTCCGCGCTCCCCATCACGGGGCTGCGGCAGCGCGCGTTCGCGGGCTCCTCGGACACGCTCTCGAACGTCCAGACGGTGGCGACGGGGATCAACAACCCGCGCACGGACATCATCTGGCTGCAGACCTCCCCGATCGTGCCCTCGGAGCTGGCCGCCATCGCGGCGAGCGTCTACGCGCAGGGGGAGATGAGCGGATCGACCCCGATCTGCAACTTCAACTTCTACGGGAACGGGGCGAACGACACGTGGCCGGTCATCGCGCCGCGAATCGCCGCGAACGCCCCGTCCTCGACGAGCGTCACGAGCGCGCTGAACAACGGCGTGACCCCGATCGGCGTGAACAACAACAAGTCGACGTACCTCGTCAAGGCGATCACCACGCGGTCGCTCAACGGCGCGGTGAACGACTACCGGATCCGCGACCACCACAAGGTCACGGTCTGCGACTTCTTCGGCGACGACCTCCTCAACAAGTTCAGCGCGAACTTCCAGAAGAAGAACCTCGCGGACGACCCGCCCGTCGGATCGACGGCCCCGCCCCCGAGCGGGAACACGGTCTCGCCGAACCGGATCAAGGAGGCGGCGGTCCGCCTCGTCACCGACTACGGCGAGCTGCCGGCGGGCAACCAGCTCCTCGTGAATACCGCGCAGATCAAGGCGGGGATGATCTGCCAGCGCGAGAAGCCCTACAACAACAACAGGGTAAGTCTACTTATTCCCCTGCAGACCGTCGACACCCTCGACCAGATCGCGACGCTCGCCGAGCAGGTCGCCTGAAGACTATGTACCGGACCCTTTTCCTCAGCGAGCAGGTGGCCTGACGGCGGCGCCCTTTTCTCCCTCCTCCCCGCCAAGATAGCTCCCTCCTCCAGCGCCCCCCGTCCAAGCGGGGGGCGTTTTTTCGTTCTCCCCCAGATGTCATCGCAGCTCGCAGAAGGAACCGCCGCCCATGTCCGGTAACCTCGTCATCTACACGAACGCCTTTGTCACCCTGAACAACGCGATCCTCTCTCAGGAGGCGAGCGTCTCGATCCGCCGGACGACGGGCTCGCAGATCGTCGGCACCGTGCCCCTCGGGTACGCGGGGGAGTCCCCCGGCATGTCGATGTGCGAGATCGACATCGAGAGCGCAGTCCCGATCGCGGGCTTCGAGTACGACTCGGGCACCGTGATGCAGGGCCTCATCCCCGTCGAGCTGGGCATCGTTGCCGCGGGCAAGACCGCGAAGGCGAAGGGCTTCATCATCGAGGACGACTTCAAGCACGCGCTCAACCAGGAGGCGAAGCAGTCGATCAGGTTCCGCGGACAGTTCCCGGTGTGGGAGTGAGCGGGGGGATCCGCTACGCGACGTTCCTCTACGTCGCCGTCGACGGGAGGCTCCAGACGGAGGAGAGTCGGGTCGAGGTCGTCCACGACTGCAACGAGCCCGTTCGGGTGAAGGTGACCTACGCCTTCATGGACGCGAAGCTCGAGTTCGACCCTCGTGAGGAAGTGCGGGCTCGGTCCGGCGCCGAGCACAAGGTGAGCATTCACGCGGTCTCAAACCGGACCCGGTGCCCGAGCCAGGACGACTTCGAGTCGGATTCCGTCGGGCTCCTCTCGATCAAGGCGAAGGTCGTCGCCTGGGGCGCGGTTGGGGACTTCCCCGGGGGCCGCGGGAGCAAGAAGGAGTGGGGGAGCTTCTGGGTCCTCTTCGAGGAGCTGGGAGTGGAGGTCTGAGATGAGCAACAAGCACCAGGAGGCGCCGCAGGACGTCGCGCCGAGCCTCCTCTGGGCGATGTACACGAAGGCGCCGAGGGAGTACGAGCTGGTCGACCTCCCCGTCGGCGAGAAGTTCGCCCTCACGGGGGCACTCCCGCAGCTCGCGATGGTGCCGCTCTCCGCCGAGGAGACGATGCTCTGCCGCGCGGAGGCGGAGGACTACGCGAAGAAGTGCCTCCTCAAGGCACCTCCGAGGGAGGACGAGCAGAACCTCGCCTTCCGGAGCATCTACGACGACGAGGTCGCGATCCGGGTCCTCTGGAGGTCCTGCCGCGACCCGAACGACCCGACGCTGCGCAAGAAGGTCTTCCCTGGCCCGAAGCCGATGCGGGAGATGCTCACGCTCGACCAGATCGGGGTCCTCTCGCACGCCTACGTGCGCATCGAGCGACTGCTCTCCCCGATCCGGTACATCCTGTCGAAGGAGGAGATGGACGGGCTCCTGATGCGGCTCCGGGAGGGTGGGCGCGAGTCCGCCCCTTTAGACTATCTGTCATCGGCGCTGCTGAAGGAGCTGCTGATGCATTCGGTGTCGAACCCTCCGCCGTCACCGACGCCCAGTACCTCGCCTGGTGGGCAGCCCGACTCGAGCGGGAGTCCGGCAAGTGAGGAGCGCGTCGAGGGGCTTCCGGAGGAGAGTCCCCCGGAGACCGCCTCGACGGAGGCCCCCTCTACGAGTGCTCCCGACGAGCCCGAGCTGAGGAAGAAGCTGATCCTCGGCTAGTAGTCACTCGCTCATAAATCGATTTATGACCTCCCCAGAATGACCAACGCCCCCGTAGTCATCACATTCCAGGTCGAGGGCGTCCAGGCCCTGCGTGGGATCTTCGACTCCGTCGAGGCGCGGATGATCCAGTTCGACCGGACCACGTCCCGGTCGCAGGGCACTGGCTCGCAGGAGCGTGTCCGGGGCACCCGCCGGGAAGTCGACCAGCGCGAGAAGGAGTACGAGAAGCTCGTCCGCACCGCCGCGAAGTGGGAGCGCGAGGGCGTCCGGGACGCGGAGCGCGCGGCGCTCGCGAAGGTCAACGCGGAGAAGACCGCGGCGAAGCAGAAGGAGAAGATCTTCGAGCAGACGACGCACGCGCTCGCCCGCCAGGTGAGCGAGGAGGTCCGCGCCGTCGAGCTGGGGGAGAAGCGCAAGGCGCGCGCGATCGCGGCTTCTGCGGCCGAGGAGAACGCGATGCGGCGCCGCTACGGGCGCGCGGCGGGTCGCAACGTGCTGCAGGGGCTCGGGGGCATGGCCTCCGCCGCCACGAGCATGCTCGGGATGGGGCTCGCCGTGGGCGGGGGCTTCGCCATCACGAGTGCGGCGCGCAAGGAGATGGCCTTCGGCAAGGAGGTCGCGGCCACCTCGAACATGTCCTACATCCCCGGGACGACGACCCGCGAGGAGGTGGCCCCCGAGGTCATCGCCGCGATGGCGAAGAAGACCCAGGGTCTGACGAACATCGACAAGGAGGAGGTCGCGCAGGGTATCAAGCGCTACGTCGGGCTCTCCTCCGACTTCCAGGGGCTCTCGAAGCAGACGTCGTCGGGGAAGACCGGGCTCGAGGAGCTGGCGATCCTCTCCAAGGCGTCCGGAACGGGGCTCACCACGCTGATGGAGGCGGCGGCGAGCATCAAGGTCGCCAACCCGGGCATGAACTCGGACTCCCTCATCAGCACGATGAGGTCCACCCTCGGAGCCGGCAAGAAGGGCTCGCTCCCGCTCGACGTGATGGCGCAGTTCGTCGGCGAGGCCCAGAGCGGGGCCGGATCCTTCACGGGGAGCGAGACGAGCGGGGGGCTCGCGAAGAACCAGGCGAGCCTCATCGGGCTCGTGCAGCTCGCCGGCACGATGACGGGCGGGAACGCCGCGCGCGCCGCGATGGCGGTGAAGGACTTCAGCGGCGACATCATGCGTGAGGGCATCAAGTCCAAGCTGATGACCGCGAAGGACATCTATGAGGGAGGGGACCCCCGCAAGGGTCTCCTCGCGCCGTCGCAGCTCCTCGAGAACGTCTTCAAGAAGACGGAGGGCCGCGCGGACCTCGAGCAGAAGATCATGGGCCAGCGGTCTATGCCGTTGATGAGCGCCCTGAACCTCGCCTACAAGCAGGCGGAGGCGGTCCAGAAAGGGTCCGGGATCGAGGCGGTCCACAACAGGGTCCAGGAGTTCACGAACGTCTCCTACTCGCCCGCCGACACGATGAAGGAGTTCGCGCAGTCCATGGCGGCTGACGGGGAGCGTATCGACAAGGCGTTCAATCACATCGAGGAGATCATCGAGGGGCACGTCGCCCCCTTCCTCAAGAAGTTCGCCGACGCGCTCGAGTCGCACCAGGCGGACATCGACGCCTTCCTCGGCGCGCTCGCGGAGGTGGCGGGCTTCATGGTCAGCCACCCGTGGCAGGCGCTCTTCATGGTCCTAGAAGCCGAGATGGTCAGCTCGATCGTGAAGGCGGGGATCTCGCAGACGATCAAGGAAGCCTTCGCGGGGAACTTCGCGAAGGGGATAGGGGCCTCCATCCCGCTCGTCACGGGGGCGATCGCAGCCCTCGCATTCGCTATCCAGGGGGGGATGGCCGCGATCGACGCGGCCGTGGAGAAGAGCAAGGGGGACGAGAGCAAGAGCGCGGGCCTAGTCGCTCGCGCTGGTTACCTGTCGGCCAGGGTCTCCGCCGGTCACGCGACAGAGTCCGAGATCAACGAGGCCAAGGGACTCCAGGCCAAGCTGGGGAAGCAGGTCGCGGGAGAGAAGGAGGGTCTCAACCCCGGCTTCTCGTCCGTCGTCACTAATCCCCGAGCGTTCTTCGCAGCCGCAGGGAAGTCCGTAGGCTCGAATCACCTCGGGTTGGAAGAAGCGTCGAACCAACTCGTGACGGAGTACAAGCAGCACAAGGCTCTCCTCGAAGAGCTGAACAAGACGCTCCAGGGGCTCGGGGGAACTGTCTCCGGGAAGCGAGACGTCGCGACGTTCCAGAGGGGAGCCGGACCTCTCCAAGTCAACCACGGCACGCCGGCGCGGAGCGACTCTCAGGCGGACGCCTCCCGCGGGGGACAACGAGGCGGAGGGTAACCGATGTCAAACTTCACCGCCGCGCAGGCGACCCTCACGCTCGGGAACATCATCCAGGAGCAGGCTGCCCAGGCCCTCTTCGGGGAGCTGCTCCCCTTCATCTGGAAGGACGTCGGTATCCCGTACACCGACGTCAAGGTCACGCTCCGGCAGGACCTCGCGATCCACAAGTTCTCCGACCTCGACGGCGCGGACGTGGAGCCCACCGGACGGAGCCCGCTCGAGATCACGGCGAAGGTCCCGTTCCTCAACAACATCGCCCGCGCCCCGAGCGAGACGTGGTCCTCCGGGGACCTCTACCCGAACCAGTTCCGCAAGTTCTTCGCCGCCTGCATCGACCGAGTGCCGGGGTACCTGCAGCACCCGGAGTTCGGCCCCATCTACTGCGTGGTCTCGCACTGCGAGATCGACCTGAAGGCTACGACGAGGGACGGGGTCTACGTCGACGTCTCGTGGCTCGAGACCTTCGAGCCGAACGGATCCGTCTCCCCGAGCATCACGGGGGCCGGGCAGATCAGCGCCGCGTCGCAGGCGGGCGTCGACCTCGACTCCCTCCTCCCGCAGCTTCCCAAGAGCGCGTTCCCGCAGCTCCCGGACCAGACGACGAGCTTCGCGGACTTCGCCCGGGGCCTGCAGGGGGTAGCCGACCAGCTCTCGCTCCTGCAGTACCAGACGGCTGGGAAGATCGACTCCGTCGTCGCGCAGGTGCAGCGCACGCTGAACGCCTTCTCGCAGGCGACGGGGCAGCAGGGGGACGGGAGCAGCCCACAGTCGCTCACGCAGCAGGACCTCCGCAACCGGGTCAACGCGGCGATCAGCGTCCAGAGCTGGCCCACGCGCGACGCCTGCGACCGCTACATCGCGTCGCTCAGCACGATCAAGCAGGACCTCCTCGCGAGCGGCCGGCAGGTGAGTCTCTACATCCCCGCGGCCGACACGTCGCTCCCGATGATCGCGACGACGCTCCCGGCGAGCATCTCCGACCTGATGAACCTGAACCCCGCGCTCCTCCAGAAGCTGGTCGTCCCGGCCTACACGTCCGTGCGCTACTACGCGGGGAGGGTGACCTCGCTCACCTCCCAGGGAGTCGGCTCCTGATCCCGGGCTACCCGGACGCGGGCTCGCAGTCCGACGAGCTGGTGCTGGTCCTCCCGGACGCGGGCATCACGATCGACCGCTGGGAGTACTACAGCTTCGACAGCGACTTCCTCAGCCCGACGGACTCCTGGCACTTCGCCACCTCCGGGAAGAACCTCTCCTCCCGCATCGTCGACAACCTCTACGTCGGCGCGCGCGTGCTCCTCCAGATCAACGGGAAGACGCAGGGCGGGGGCTTCATCGACGTGGTCGACACGCACTCGGACCCCCACTCGGGAGTCGTCTACACGATCCAGGGGCGGGACGCCTTCTCCCCCGTCGTCGACGCCGGGGCGGACCCGCTCCTCTACACGTTCACGCCGCAGCAGACGCTCGAGGACGCGGTCACCACGATCTTCGAGAACTTCGGCTTCAAGAACTTCGACATCTCGAACGACGCGAACCGCACCGTGATGACGGGCGTGCGCACCTCGTCGAAGAAGGGCAAGGCGCTGAAGGCGACGAAGATCGCGCAGCAGCTCCAGCCCTACCCGGGCGAGGGTTGCTTCTTCTACCTGACGCGGTTCCTCCACCGCTTCGGGCTCTGGTGCTGGCCGAGCGCGGACCAGTCGACGGTGATCGTCTCCCAGCCCGCGTATGATACGCCGCCGACCTTCCACATCGTCCGGAAGTCGGACGGTTCTCGATCGAACGTGAAGAGCGGGGGGATCCGGGAGGACGGGACGGACCAGCCCTCCTGCATCCTCGCGACCGGGGCGACCTACGGGTCGAACCAGCCGCGCGCTGGGATCAAGGTCATCGTCGTCAACGAGCTGACCGGCATCTCGGTCGACCGCACCGTGGTCGAGAGCGAGTTCGGGAGCGCGTTCAACGCGAAGACTGGGCAGGTGACCAACATCACCCAGACCTCGACGCAGCTCACCCCGATCGGCAACGTCCTCGGGCTCATCTCCCGCTACTCGGAGGCGTTCTACCCCCCGCCGCGCGAGCAGTTCGCCGCCTACCTCGGGACGCTCGCGCGGGAGGACCCGGTCGCGCGGCCGATGTTCCTGCACGACGACGAGGCGAAGACGCAGGACCAGCTCCTCCGCTTCGCCTACCGAGAGCTGTCGCTCCGGCAGCAGCGGATGTGGACCGGCCACTACGTTGTCGAGGGGCACACACAGGGCCCGGCGAAGACGCCCTGGGCGGTCGACACCATCGTGACGGTCGACGACGACGCGGGGAGGGGCTTCCACGGCCCGATGTACGTGCGGGGCCGGACCTTCGAGAAGAGCAGGGGAGAGGGCACGCGGACGCAGCTCCGCCTGATCCTCCCGCACACCATCGACTTCGGTGGTCCGCCCGTCTCCGGGGACGGGACGACGATCCCGACGGTCGTCATCGTGGGGCAGACCGGGTGAGAGTTCATAAATCGATTTATGAGGTGAGCGCATGGCACTCCTAGCGGGGACGGTCGCGATCGGGATGAACGCGGACGGGAGCCCGACCTACGTGGGCACCGGCCTCGCGCTCGCGCGCGCGCAGGCGCTCGTCCCGGTCCGCGCGGCGGGGCAGTACCCGCTCCCGACGGTCGGGCAGACGACGGCGCCCTTCTTCCCGAACGCGCCCTGCACGCTCGCGATGGTCACGTCCCGCAAGGCGGGGCTCACGGCGCTCTACTCCAACATCCAGGCGGAGGTGATCGCGACCGCCGCCGCAGACGTCACCTACCTCACCGGTCACGCGGTCGTCCCCGCGGGTAGCCTCCTCGACTCCGGGGGCCACGCCTGCACGGGCTCGACGGTCCTCACCTGATGGCGCCCCCCTCCCTCCGCAGCATGTTCGCGTTCGGGCTCGACGTGATGGCGTCCGCGCTCGACGCGACGACGAACGCCATCACGATGGTGCTCGGCGACTCCACCTCCGGGTCGACCGACTCGAGCGACAACGAGGGGATGGGGTGCGGCCCGAGCTTCGTGTCGATGGCGGCTCCCCCTTCCTCCGGGGCGCCGAGCTGCCAGGTGGTGGCGATCCGGCAGGGGGACAAGAACGTCGTCATCGCGGCGAAGGACTTCCGCGCCTGCGACCGCTACGCGAACCTGCAGCCGGGGGAGGCGTGCATGTTCGCCACCGTCGGGCGGGCTAGGATCCTCGCGAAGAAGAACGGCGCGATCACGCTCTACACGACGGACGACAACACCGCGTCCGGCAACCCCGTCTTCTTCACGCTCGACCCGAAGAAGGGGCTCCTCTTCGTCGCCCCCTGGGGGCGCTTCGAGTTCTCCCCGACCCGCTTCATGATGAAGCACGGCTCCTCGGACGGGAGCAAGACGAACTTCCGCATCGACGCGGGGGGTGCGGACATCCCCGCGCCCCTCTCCGGGCTAGGGGTAGGAAGCTACTTCACGGTCAAGAGCGGGACTATCACGCTCTCCGGGCTCGTGAACGCGGGCGTCGGACCGCTCTTCTCCCCGGTCGCCTACGGGCTCGCGGAGGACCCGCTCACGATGCCGGGGACCCCTATCGCCCCCGTCGGATTCGGCGCCCCCTGCGGGCTCATCACGTCGGCCTCCTTCCGGATCGGTACCTAGATGGGCTGCCTCAACAAACCTTCCGTCCCGACCAGCGACATCCCCGGCCTCTCCACGCCCACCGTGACGCCCGGACTCCCGAGCGTCGCACTCGGGGGCCTCCTCCCGTGCTGCGGGGGGACCATCGGGGGCGCGATCAACCCGGCGGACTTCCTCCCCCCTCTCCCCATCCCCCCGGGCCCGATCGTCCCGACCCCGATCATCGTGGCGCTCCAGCTCCTGATCACCACCCTGAACGCCGCGGTCGACGCCCTCCCCCTGAGCTGTCCGCTGGACTCCGGAGAAGACTGAGTGGGAATCCCGTACGGGGCAGGCAACCAGCCCGCGGGCTGGACTCCCCCCAGCGCCTACTACCCGATCCCCTCGCAGGTCCCCTACGTGGTCTTCCCCGACCCGACGTCCGGGCTCGCGGACACGGGGCGGCTCATCGACCAGGGGACGAGGCAGTTCGTCTACACCGCCGCGGGCGACGCGCAGGGGATGCCGAGCGTCGCGCAGTGCCTCCTCATCGCGTGGGGGACGATCAAGCTGCAGGCGACCATCCCCACCTTCGTCGCGGGCTGGGAGAACCGGGTCCAGTCCCTCTACCTCAACGCGGCCCGCTTCCTCCTCGCGAACAAGCTCATGTCCATCGTGTCCTTCCAGACCACTCGCTTCGGGAACAACGGGGTGAAGGTGAACATCAAGTGGAGGGACCTCACCACGGGGATCGAGTACCCGTACACGGTGCCGAGCTGACATGACTACGCCCAACGGAACGTTCCAGGTCAGGGACGAGGCGACCATCCAGGCGGCGTGGCTCCGGACCTACCGGAACGGCTTCGTCCAGTACGGGCTGCCCGCGCCGAACACGCTCCCCGGGAGCGAGCCGTGGATCCGCGCCCTCGCCTTCGCGCGGCAGCTCACGGTCACGGAGTCGAACGGGGTCGTCTCGGTCAACAACCAGATGCCCGACAGCGCGCAGGGTGACTACCTCGTGCGCTGGCTCTCCCTCCTCAACCTCTCGATCCGACCCGCGGGTGGGAGCGCGGGGAACATCACGCTCAACAACTCGCAGGCCACCGTGGTCCCCCTCGGGGCGACGCTCGTGGACACCACGGGGCTCGTCTACGCGGTCGCCGTGGGCGGCACGTACGCGGTCAACGCGCAGGTCCCGGTCGTGAGCCTCTCCGGCGGCGTGGCTACGAACCACGTCAACGGGGACGTCCTGCGCTGGATCGTCCCCCCGACCTACTGCGGCCAGACCGTCGTGGTGGGGCTCCCCGGGGCGGAGGACGGGCTCGTGGGGGGCGTGGACGCCGAGAGCGCGGAGAACGCCCGCGCGCGGATGGTGCTGCGCTTGCAGAACCCTATGGGGGGCGGCAACTGGACGACCTTCGCCCTCCTCGCGGCCGCTTCTACGCCCGTCGTGCAGGCGGCGTTCGTCTACCCAGCCGCGAACGGCTCGGGGACGGTGCACGTCGCGTGCGTCGCCTACGCCTCGACGCTCGCCGCGAGCAACGCGCGGAACCGGGACGTCTCCGCCGCCGTGATGACCTCGACCGTCGTCCCCTTCGTGACGGGCAATGTGGCGGAGTACGCCGAGGTCGTCGTGACGACGGTGACGAACCAGCCGGTCGACGTCGCCGTCGGGCTCTCGCTCCCCGCCGCGCCCGCCGCGAGTCCCCCCGGTCCCGGGGGCGGGTGGCTCGACGGGATCCCGTGGCCGAACAACTCGACGGGGGCGGCGAGCTTCAAGTGCTCGATCACGGCGGTCGCGTCGTCGACGCAGTTCACGTGCGACGCGCCGACCGCGCCGATCCCCGGAGTCTCCCGGATCGCGTGGCTCGACCCCGCCACGTGGAAGCTCTACACGGCTACCGTCGTGGCCTTCACGGGCACCGGCGGCGCGTTCGTCTGCGAGATCGACACCCCGTGGGCGACCCTCATCACGAGCTTCGCCACGTACGCGGTCCTCTACGTCTTCCCCCAGATGGTCAACCAGACCACCTACGTGACCGCCTTCCTCGGCGCCTTCGCCGCGATGGGGCCCGGCGAGAAGACGAACGCCGCGGGCCTCGTCTCCCGCGCCGTGAGGCACCCCCTCCCGACGACGCAGTTCCCGTACACGCTCGGGAACTCGCAGCTCCAGGCGGTGACGGACTCCGACCCGAACGTGACCGCCTCGACCTGGTACTACCGCGGCGGGCTCGCCGCCCCCTACGCGCCGACCCTCCCGGGCTCGATCGCGAATCCTCCCGGTCAGCTGGTCCCGAAGAACATCGGCTTCTACCCCAACGTGAGCACGTGACTCTCCCTGATATCGACAGCTTCCTCACCACCTACGGGGGGGTGAAGTCCGATGCGGCGATGCCCGTGCTCGACCCCGTGACCGACAGGTCCGCGGCGGGGGCGAACTCCGCGCTCCTCACCATCGCGGCGCTCACGCACACGGTCGCCCGGGCCTACGTGACCATCACGCTGAGTGCTACCCCGAAGGTCCTCCTGACGAGGGGGAAGTACGACGCGGTCTGGGGGCGGAACCTCGTCCCGACCGTCACCTACGTCGGGGTCGGGCACTCGACGGTCACGTTCCCCACGACGACACTCGACGCCTCGGGGGGGCTCCACGTCGTGAACGTCCGCTGGGCGAGGAGCATCCCCGGCCTCGGGGTCCCCTTCGCGCAGCCGACCATCACCGGCCTCAACACGGTCGACCTCTTCTACGGGACGAGCGGGGGCCCGTCCGACTTCACGAACGCATTCTCCATCCGCCTTGAGGTCGGCTGAACATGCCCCTCCCCGATCTACCTCATCCTTGGAAGATGCTATCTAAGGAAGGGTGACAAGAAAACTAAGCCTTCAGTTTTGTACGTTCCTCGACTGCCTTCGGAAAATCGATAGTCGAGGAAAGTGTAAGAAGCACGCATCTATCGATCGACTACGAGATCCATCGAGGAAGCGATGTTCGATAGAAGGATGCCCGAAAGCAGTTTTCTGCCGAGGCTGGTGCAAAATGCACCACAACCGAGTTCTAAATGAAGGGTCTCCTGGCGAAGCCTCTTCGAGGTTCCGAGGAGAGCGGGGCGATGGTCACATCACCGAACACGGGTATCGAGTTCTTTTCCGAGGGGGAAAATACGTACTCGAGCATCGACTTTTCATGGCCGAATGGATCGGACGACCTCTCCTCGCCAGTGAGGAAGTTCATCATAGGAACGGGGATCGTCTCGATAACAGGAGAGAGAATCTCGAACTCTGGTCATCGTCGCAGCCGGCTGGACAACGGATCGAAGACAAGGTCGTTTGGGCGAAAGAACTGCTACGGCTCTATGATCCGGAAAGCCTAAAATGAGCCCATTGCCTGATGTTGACTCTATCGACGACTACGGCGGAGTGCTCGTCGACGAGCGCCCGGTAGACGACCCCACGTCCCAGCGGAGCGCCGGCCAGGTCAACGCGGCCTTCGACAGCGCGGCGGGGGCGACGCACGTCGTCGCGCGCGCGTGGGCCCGCATCGTCCTCGGGGTGGCCCCCACCCTCGCGATGTCTAACCCCAACGACGCGGTCTGGGGGGTCGCACCGGCGCCGGTGCCCGCGCACACCGGGACGGGCGCGTACACGCTCACCTTCCCGGCGACGGTCTCCGACGAGATCGGGAACCCCCACTCCCTGAACCTCCGCTGGGCGGACTTCACGATCGAGGGGGCCACGTTCGGCTTCGCCCAGGGGTTCATCTCCTCCGCGAACGTCGTCACGTTCTCGACAGGCGACTCCGCGGGCGCCCCCAACAACCTCTCGGGGATCACGCTCCTCGTCCGGGTGGGCTGATGGGGACCGGGACCTACGGGGGGTTCTCCTTCCAGCCCGAGCAGTACGGCGGAGGGCGCCGGAGGATCGAGTACATCCTCGACGCGCTCCTGCAGTCCTCGCAGGACGAGATCGGGCTCAACATCGCGCCGGGCGGGCTGGGGAACGTCCCCTCGAACGTGTGGCTCGAGGACGCGGCCACTGCGCGCGGGATCGACTCCGCCTGGAGCACCAACGTCCGGGGCTCGAACGAGTTCGACCCGCGGCGGACGCAGGCGATGCTCCCCCGCTGGGAGGCCATCTTCGGGATCGTCCCCCCGCGGGGAGCCACGCCCGCGCAGAGGCGCGCGGCGGTGACGTTCGCGTTCCAGGCGCTCGGGAAGAGCCCGACGCCGGGGCAGATCACCGACGACCTCACCTACCTGGGGACGACCCTCGACGGGGCGAGCACGGTCTTCGTCGGGATCACGAACACGAGCAGCGCGGTAGGCCCCCTCATCTACCCGGGCTTCAACGGGGTCTCCGTCGGCTCCGTGCGGATCACCGCCTCAGGGTCCGGCTACGGTGCTCCCCCGAGCGTGACGTTCACCGCGCCCCCGGGAGGGGACCAGGCGACGGGCACGGCGGTGCTCACGGGCGGGGCGGTCACCTCGGTGACGATCACCCACGCGGGCTCCGGCTACGTCGTGGTCCCCACCGTGACGTTCGGGAGCGGGGCGGCGGCGGGCACCGCATACATGGCGAACCCGAACTGGTACGACCCGAACTCGACCACGACGCCGGGGGTCTCCCTCGTCGACTGGTGGAGCGCCGTCCTGAACGTCGCGGTCCAGGTCACGCAGCCGGCGGGGATGAGCGGGACGACGTTCCACGACCTCGTCAGCGCGATGGGCGCGTACCTCGACGGAGCGCTCCCCGCGTGGTGCACGTTCGACTTCTACCAGCTCGCTCACCCGGGGTTCCCCTTCAACACGGAGGGATTTTATCTAGACGAGCCGAACCTCTCCGTAGAGTCCTTCCGAGTATGATCAAGCCTAATGCTACCCGATCCGGGGGGATTGTGGTAATGTTTGGGCTATGGGAAAGCCGGCTACTACACTCGACTCGATCTTGGAACGGTGTATCCGGACCGAGAAGAATAAGCACGTCGGAGGGATTGGTTGCCTCGAATGGACCGGGGGTAAAGATAAAGATGGTTACGGAGAGGTCTCGATTCGAGATCATAGAAAAACCGTCCATCGGGCTGTTTGGATTTTCACCAACGGAAGTCCTTCTCCAGAGTCTCCATGTGTCCTTCACCATTGCGACAATCGACCTTGTTGCGAAATTCGCCATCTCTGGACTGGTACGATCGGGGACAACAATAGAGACAAGACTGCGAAAGATCGACAGGCCAAAGGTGAAACTCACGGAAGTCGTACTCACCCGGAACGACTTGCTAGAGGAGATCAGAATGGCTCGCGTCTCTATCCAGAGAGACTCGTTCGAGGAGATGCCCATCATAGTCGAACATCTCCCGAAAGATTTCCGAGGGGGGAGACTCACGGGATGTCGAAGCTCAATGAGACTAGCGTCCGAGACATCCGAGACAGAGCTGCTGGAGGAGAATCGTACGAGAGTCTATCCGATGTTTACGGCGTTTCCGAGTTTACTATCGGACGAGTCGTTCGACGTGAGGGTTGGAAGCACGTCAAGGACTAGGCAGTGATTCGGCCGGTCAAACCAGGCGGGTGGTCCCGCCACATGAGCCCCTCCGCCGCGGAGCTGGCGCAGATAGACCAGCGCCTCGCGGCCCAGGGGCTCGACATCTCCCCCGCGGGAGATACCGCAACCGGCACGCTCTCGCTCCTGCACGACCCAGTGCGGGTAGGCGTGACCCCGAAGATGACGGGGTCGGTCTCCGTCGCGGCGGGGACGCTAGGCACTGGCCCGGGAGGGGGGACCCTCATCTGCACCGGATCCACTCCCACGTACACGGTGGCGAGGACGAGGCGCGTCCGCTTCTCGATGCTCGAGCTGGCGCGCTCCTTCCCGAACATCTCGGGGGGCGTGATCCACCAGGGCAACACCCCGGTGGTAGACCCCGCCTCAGGGGGCATCACGCAGGCCCCGTCGAACGCGCCGGGCTTCGCGGCCTTCCCGGACGCTCAGATCACGCTCCCGATCTCGAAGCCCCACCACCGCGCGACGATCACCTCAGTCGCGCTCTACTTCTTCTTCCCGATCTTCTCCGGCGTCATGTTCGGCGCGTCGGGGCAGATAACGCTCCAGCGGATCCACAACGTGACGGGGGCGATCACTTCCTACGGACCCTCCACCGCGGTCCCGACCGTCCCCCAGAACCAATTCTCTACCGCCTATGCGGCGACGATCTCCGGGCTCGCTGTCGTCGTCGACCTCACCACGTACGTCTACCGGATCGTGCTCCAGGACATCAAGACGACGGGCTCGGTCACGGTCGTCTGGACGGGCGGCGAGGTGAACTACTCCGGCATCGCGGACGAGGAGTTCTCTCAATGAGCCTCTCCAGAGTGTGGCCCAACGGGTCCGCGTCGATGTACTCCCCGAGCGGGTCCCCGCAGCTCGAGTCGCAGGAGATCGCCGCAATCGACCAGAACATGCAGGCGGCGCTCGACAAGTCCTTCAAGGGGGGGACCGCCTACGGGACGATAACGCTCGGGGCGGGTGGGAAGGTCAGCCTCGACTCTCCGTCCTCCCAGTTCGTCGTCTCGGGGACCGGCGCGACGACCGCGACTGGCGGACGGATCAAGTGCGGGAACAACGACTTCCCGGTCCGCAGCGCGCCGGTGAACGTCCGGAGCTTCGTGAGCGCGGCCGAGATGTTCTCGAACCTGAACGGCTTCGACTCCGCCTTCTGGCCCGCGGGCGTGAGCCCGACTTGGAAGTGGTACGTCGATCCCGCTGGGAGCATCTACGCGGGCACCAACGCGGCGAAGACTCCGAACGGGGCGGCTATCATCCCCCTCACCCGTCTCTCGGACGGTCAGTCCTTCGTCGACGTCCAGGTGAACTTCCTCGTGAGCGCCAGTAACCGAGGAGGGGCATATCCTCCGGGAAGGTTCCCGGGCGCGAGGACCTTTCGCTACGACCCGTTCCTGAACGTCACCACTCCTCTCTCAGACTGGACGTACTTCACGGCTCCCGTGAGCCTGATCGCATATCAGAACGGGGGGAACGCGAACCTCCTCACCGTAGCGGCTACGGGGACAATCGAAGTCTCGAAGTACCTCTACTTCGTCGCCATCCTCGACGAGGACTACGCGGGAGACGTGGTCGCGCTCTCGGCGAACGAGTTCGCCGGCGTGCAGCCGCTCACCACTTCCGTAGACCTCAGGTTCCAGTGACCATCCCCACCAGTTCCCCCGTCTCCGTCCTCGCGGTGACCAACAACGCGGGCAGCGCGCAGTTCCAGACGAGCCCCGCGCACGGGCTCGCGAACCTGCAGATCGCCACCGTCGCGGGCTGCCGCAACGTCTCCGGCGCGCTGGTCGCGGGGTACAACGGGGCTGCGACCGTCACGGTGATCGACGCCTACAACTTCACGATCTCCGCCGCGTACGTGGGGGGTGCCCCCGGCTACTCCTTCGGGGGAGGAGTCTGGGCCACGGGTGCGGAGCTGACCTCCGCGGAGCTGACCGAGTTCGACTCGAAGCTCGCCCTCCGCGCGACGGACAAGACGGGGGACGCCCTCTCCGGGCAGTACACCCTCTCCGGTACTCCCGGGATCCTGATCTCGGACCCTACCGCGCAGGTCGTCACCAACTCGCCCGGATCCCAGATAGTCACCTCCGGCGCGGGCGTGAAGTACCTCCTCGGGGACGGGGACGACGTCGTCCTCGACCCTCCCCGGCCGCGGTCGATCTTTATCAGCATGACGGAGGCGCTGAACGAGTACGGCTCCGACGCGATCCAGTTCGGGCAGCAGCTCGCCCCCGTGATGACCGTCCAGAGCAACAACACCAGCTCGACCCCGACGGTCTTCTGGCTCCCCCTCTCCCGCCTCCACGACGGGGCGATTCTGGTCGCCGCGACCCTCTACTTCTTCCCGAGCCCCGGCTTCCCGGACCTGCCCCCGACGGTGATGCCGACACTCCAGCTCTTCCGGATGGACCCGAGCGCGGACGTCGCACTCACCTCCCTCGCCGCGAACGGACCCGCGGTCTTCCCGTTCCCCGCGAGCCCGAAGTCCTACGCGGAGACCCCGCCAGTCCCCGCGAGCGGCTTTGTCACCCCCTCCTTCCTCCTGATAGGGGAGACGGTCCAGATCGCGGCCGGGCAGCTCCTCGGTGACGCGGCGGGGAACACGTTCAAGGTGAAGGTCTCCGGGAACTACACCGCGAGCACCCCCGTCCCCATCGTCGCGGTCGCACCGGCCACCGGGACGTTCTTCGCGGCGAATGGGAACGACGCGGGGGGGACGGTCCTCACGTGGGCATCCGCCCCCTCCGGGCTGGGCCCCACCGCGACGGTGACCGCCGCCGGGCTCTCCGGGGGTCTGAACTCCTTCTACGCCCAGAAGCTCGTCTTTACACCCGACTCGAGCCTCTCGGTCATCAACCAGAACACGTACGTCTACGTCGCCAAGGTGACGGACGACGACATCACCAACGCGAACGGCGGGGTGGCGGTCAACACCGCCTACGCCGGCATCCGACTCGACTTCGCGGGGATCACCTCGCTGGCCCCCCAGTAGCTCATAAATCGATTTATGAGCTACGGCTGCATGCAGCACATCGCCCCGCCGCCCCTCGTATCGTCGCGGAGGCAGTCCCGGCCCGGGTCCGCGACGGGGAACTCCCCGGGCTCGCAGACGTAGTCGAAGGCCGAGGGCGTCGACTCGAACGCTCCCCCGTCCGGGAGGAGGCAGGGTCCGACGATCTTGCAGCCGCCCGAGGGGGCGGAGGAACCGGCTCCGGAGGAGCAGCCGGCCAGGAACGTAGCCACCAGCACCGCGGCGCAGAGGGTTCTCATAGGACTGAAGGTAATTCTTTTTTCCCCGGATGCAAAAGAAAAGTTAGCCCCCATCAATGTCCAGCATCTACACGCTCCCGCTCGCGCTCGACACGGGGGTGGACTACTCGAGCCCCGCCTTCCCGTGGTTCCAGGCGGACGGGGTGACTCCCCGGAGCCTGGTCGGCTACACGGCCCGGCTGATGCTGCGGGTGACCCGGAGGGACGTCCGGCCCCAGCTCGCGATCACGGACGCGGCGAGCCAGAAGGGGAGGGTAGTCCTCGCGAACCCATCCCCTACGAACGGGCTCGTCACCTTCACGCTCACGCAGTACGGGCTCGCGTTCGTCCGGGACCGCTCCGGGTCCTGGGACCTCCTCCTCGACTCGGGGGACGCCACCGCGGTCACGACGAAGCTCGCCTCCGGGACCTGGAGCCTCGAGAGGTCGGTCACGGACGGCGCAGTCTCCATCCTCCCCATCACCACCGGAGCGGGCGAAGTGATCAACTTCTACGACCTCTCGTTCGCTGGAGGAGGCGGCTACACCGCCTCTCCCCAGGGGAACCAATTCACGATCCCGAGCGGGATCGGCAACAGCTCGGTCTCGGTCGACGCGACCGGCGGGGACGTCTACATGATCCTCGCCCCCGGCGCGGTGAACCGCGAGAAGAAGTTCATCACGATCGTCGGCGGGACGGGGAGCGCCTTCATCGAGTCGGCGCTCCCGAACCTCTTCGACCTCGCGAACGGGTCGAACAACCCGGGCGTGAAGGAGGTCTCCTTCTCGGGGACGGAGCAGACGTTCGAGTTCACCTGGTTCTCCCTCGCGAACGGCGGGCTCGGCGGGTGGTACACGTGAGGCGCCTAGCCATCTCGCTGGCGGCCCTGCTGGGGCTCCTGGGCGGCCTCTGGATCGTCTTCGGGGCGATCCCCTGCCTCCCGCTCCCCCCGGACGTCCTCGACGCCTCTGCGGTCGATGCGGAGGCCCCCCGCAGGTTCGGCGCGGGCCAGACCCCGTCCCCCGCCTGCATCGTCTCAGACAACGGGGGGGCGTACACCGCGGCCATCCCGAACGGGATCACCGTCTCGCCGAACGACCCGATCGTCGTCAAGCTCGCCTCCTACGCGGGCGTCCGGTCGTGGTCCCTCACGGTCTTCGGGCTCGACGAACTCTCGACCGCCCCGGTCCTCTCCTACTCGGTGGGGCCCCCGGGCAGCTACTCGCTCACCTTCCCGAACGCGGCGGGGCGCGCGGTGCTCCTGCAGAGCGTCGTGAACGGCGGGGTCGACATCAACGGGGTGAAGCGGTCGTCCTACTCGACGACGATCGGGCTCTTCTCCCTCACCGCCTCGGGGCAGCGGGTACTCGCGACGGGGGAGACCTTCGAGACGTGCCCCGCGGGCTGGATCTGCGACTGGAACAACCAGCTCCGTGCGGTCGGCACCGGGACCTACGGGGGGCTCTACACGACCAATGCAGGTACCCTAGTCCTGACCACGGGGCTGACCTACTACCAGGCGACCTTCGACACAACATTCTCGACCGCGAAGAACACCTCGACATCCGCGAATGGGGTCAAGGTGCTGGCGGCTGGTCCCGTACTGGTCTCCGCGGAAGCGTCCTTCCACACGGGGGCGTCCTCGACGTCCCTCATCTGGACGATCTTCAAGAACGGGACTTCCGTAGCGGGTACGAACGGGATCGAGAACACGTTTGGGTCGAGCGCATACTCCTCCACGTCGGTGCAGATCATCGACACCGCGTCAGTGAACGACGTCTACACGCTCTGGGCGACCGCCTCGAGCAACACGATCACCGCCACCTACGTCGCTACCCTCACGGTCACGGGGCTCGGGACCCTCCAGGGAGTCGCGGGTCCCGCGGGACCGCCAGGTCCCCCGAGCGTCATCGGGGGAGGCTCCTGCGGCGCCCCCGTCTCCGGCGCGCTCGTG